AGACAGGCATATACTCAAATTAAAGGACATTATATCCCAATTATTTTAGATGACATTGCAGACGAATCTGTAATGGAAATGGAAAAAAGAAAATATTATATTCAAACATATAACTTTACATTACAAGGATTTTTAATGGATGAGAACGAGTTTGAAGTTAAGCCGGCAATTAGTCGAGCGATTACATTTTTATCAACTGAGACTCAAAAATTTAAAAGACCAAAAAGAAATGACAGAGTTGAAAATACGGATTTATTAGAAACAGTTATAGAGTACTCTACAACAGAAACAGATAAAACAAAAGATTTTCAATTTACTTGTAACTTATATTTGGATGGACTTACAAACGTTGATACCTATCAGGTATATTTAAATGGATTGTATTTTGGAGAGGATATATTTTCATCATTAACTTCTGTGTTACAAATTAATGATGGTGATTCTGTAAGGTTTGTTGTCACTAAAACAAATCAAGATGAAATTTCAAAAGTTAAATTAAAGACAGTTTTAGTTTAATTTTCACCGTAAATATCCTTTTTAATTTTACAGTTCTCCTCAATTAATTTCTCAACAAATTTATTAATCTTTAAACCTTTTTGGTCACAATACTTTTTAAGTAGACTGTGAACTTCAACTGATATCTTTAAATTCTTAATTTTCATAGGTAGAAAAAAGTATGAAAATTATCATACCATATTATAAATAGTTTTTGTAAAGTAAAGTTTTTAAGGTTTTTCACAATATTTATTTGAAAATAAAACGATAAAAAAAATTATTTAAAAAAATGGCAAGTGCAAACAAAGTATTCGTCTCTCCCGGAGTATATACTTCGGAGCGTGACTTATCATTCGTTTCACAAAGTGTTGGTGTAACAACCTTAGGTCTTGTTGGGGAAACTCTTAAAGGTCCTGCGTTCGAACCAATTTTTGTGACAAGTTACGATGAGTTCACATCTTATTTTGGTGGTACAAATCCTGAAAAATTTGTAAACACCCAAATACCAAAATATGAATCCGCATATATTGCAAAATCATATTTACAACAATCAAATCAATTATTTGTAACTAGGGTACTAGGATTGTCTGGTTATGATGCAGGTCCTTCTTGGTCGGTAACTTCGGTAGCCAACGTTGACTGCTCAACTGTTGGAGTTGATGGAGACTCTAATTGGGTGACTCTAACAAATATCTCAGTTGGATTTACTTTCCAAGTAAATGGAGGTACGGCATCTACTATTGAATTTTTCGATATTGAAACTGAGTTAGCGTCATATCCGTATCTATTATCCAAATTTGATAATCCTTTTTTGAAATATGATGGAACCTCATCAACAATTAGGTCTGAGATACAAAATTTCCTATGGAATACATTTTACTCTCAAATGTCAGATACAACTTTACCTTCAGGTTTATATGATGAAAATGTAATTTATTTTGGAGCATTACCAACAACACAGTATAACATATATAATGGGTATACTGGTAAAACAAATGTATTTGGAATTAACGATTTCAATGCATCGACAATAGATTATTGTGATGGATTAAATGATTCTTGGTTTTACTCTAATTTTGACCCAATTCCTAATACTGACAATTATTCTGGATTTTCTTTTATAGTTACACAAAATAATCAAAACTTCAGTTCTTTTGGTGGATATAATGCGGCTAACTATAATGCTTTAACAATTGGAATTCAATTATTCACAGGTATTACATACACTGAATATCACAACTTAGTACTTGCAACTTTAAGGTCAAGAGGTATTACAAATTATAGTTCATCTCAACATGGTCCAAAATACCAAGTTACTGGAACAACCGATGTTTCATTAACTGTTACAGGAGCGTACAGTGCGGCAACGACAAATCCGTATTCAACATTCTCAATTAGTGGAACTCAATATGATTCATCAGCATTTAGTTTTGAGGCATCATTTGAATCTGCTAATGCTAATTACATTAACAAAGTATTTGGTCAAGATAATTTTGAAAAAGATAGAACAGTTGTTCCATTGTTTGTTGAAGAATCTTACGATACATTATTAACTTGGGGTTATAATAAAGGTTATATTAGAGGTTTAAATACTACTCTAACTGATTTAAATTCTGCCGAAAGTCAGTCAGCGACATCATTAGGTAACTATTTAGAAAGATACCAAACACCAACAACACCTTATGTTGTTTCAGAATTAAGAGGTACAAAAGTTTACAACTTATTTAGATTCATTTCAATTTCTGACGGAACTGCGGCCAATACAGAAATCAAAGTATCAATACAAAACATGTCTTTTAATAACTTAACTTTTGACGTAGTTATTAGAGATTTTTATGATACAGATGCTAACCCTGTTGTTTTAGAGAAGTTTACTAACTGTACAATGAATCCTGATTTAAATAGTTATATTGCTAAGAGAATTGGAACATCTGACGGAGATTTTGCAATCAACTCTCGTTATGTAATGTTAGAAATTAATTACGAAGCACCATACGATGCACTTCCTTGTGGATTTAATGGTTATATTACAAGAACTTATGATGTAACTTCAGCAAACATTCACCCACCATTCCCTGTCTATAAGACAAGTTATGAATATCCTGGTGAAGTAATTTGGAACCCTCCATTTGGGACAAGTGTTGGTGTTGATAATAAAGTAATATCAACTGGTGATAATGTGAGAAGAACTTATTTAGGTTTCTCTACAAAACTTGGATATGATAGTGATTTCTTACAATACAAAGGAAAACAAAATTTAATTACAGGTTTTGATAGTTGTACATTAGATGAGGCAGATTTTAGTTCTTGGAATTACTTAACAAAAGGTTTCCACATGGACTCAGGAGCTACTGTTATCACTATTGCTAGTAATTACTTAACAAGTGGTGAAACAGCATTTGATGTTGGAGCCGGTTCATTTACATCTGAACCAACTTTAAAAACTGAAACATATTACTACTTATATTCTCGTAAGTTTAGTATGGCGTTTTATGGTGGTTTTGATGGATGGGACATTTATAGAGAATACAGAACAAATAACGATGATTTCACATTAGGTGGAACTGGTTATTTGGCAGGTGCGGCTCCTTGTACACCATACACAAATGCAACAGGTTGGGGTTCATTTAGAAGAATCACAGTTGACCAAAACGCTACAGATTATGCAAATACTGACTACTACGCATACTTGTTAGGTATTCAAACATTCTCAAATCCTGAGGTTACAAACATTAACGTTTTGGTTACACCTGGTATTGATTATGTTAATAACTATGAATTAGTTAATGCAACAATTAACATGGTTGAGTATAATAGAGCAGACTCTATTTACATCACAACTACTCCTGACTTTGATTTGTTACAAAATTCAACAGTAATTTCTGATAACTTAATCTTACCTGAGGAAGCGGTTGTTAATTTGGAAGATTCGGCAATCGACTCTAACTATACTGCAACTTACTATCCATGGGTTTTAACTCGTGATACTGTTAATAATACTCAACTTTACATCCCACCAACTGCTGAGGTTACAAGAAACTTAGCATTGACTGACAACGTTGCATTCCCATGGTTTGCAACTGCTGGTTACACTCGGGGTATTGTAAACGCGGTTAGAGCTCGTAAGAGATTAACACAAGAAGATAGAGACATTCTTTACAAAGGAAGAATTAACCCAATCGCAACATTTAACGATGTTGGAACAGTTATTTGGGGTAATAAGACCTTACAAATTAGAGAGTCTGCGTTAGACAGAATTAATGTTAGAAGATTGTTATTACAAGCTCGTAAGTTAATTTCAGCGGTGGCAATTAGATTATTGTTCGAACAAAACGATAGTTTGGTAAGACAACAGTTCTTGGATTCAGTTAATCCTATCTTAGACGCAATCCGTAGAGATAGAGGTTTATATGACTTCCGTGTAACAGTGTCTAACACACCAGAAGACTTAGATGCCAACCAATTAGTAGGTAAGATTTACATCAAACCAACAAAAGCGTTAGAATTTATTGACATCGAGTTCTTAATTACTCCAACAGGAGCATCTTTTGAGAACATCTAATAATACAAACTTTATTAAAACCCTCACAGAG